AGATAACTCTTTAGATATCGTTATGTTTTTACCACTTGCCTTTCCATCTTCTCTAGTTTCATTGCTAGCTGTAAAAGTTCCGTATGCCTGACGTAGTCCTGCATAACGTGTAGCGAACTCCCTTGCTAACGACATGATTAAATTATCGTATCGTCAACAACGTCGTTCTGCTGTTCTTGTTTTACATCAACATCACCAGACCTAGCTGCAGACATAAAGTCTTTAGCTATTTGTGCTACCTCTAAAGCTGTAGCACCTTCTTGGTTTACGCTATAAGCGTTCCAACTACCTTTATCATTCGATTGAGTGGTAGTAGTAAGTTTATAGGTATACGCGAACATAGGAGCTTCTACAGACTCCCCTTTAGAATTTTGTACTCTAGCCATTCTTAACATAGTTAACCACTTTCTAGCTACTCCTAATTGAGTAGAAGTAAATGCAAGAACTGCTTGCTGTGTGGTTTCTCCATCAGTAACAAGAATAAAGAATTGAGCAGTTTCAACTATCTCATTTCCATCACTTGTGTAGTATCTTCTTGTTTCAGGGTCTCTAGTACATTTAGATAATATAGAAATATCGTGGTTAGCGTTTACTAATCCACCACCTTTTTCTCTAGGAATCCATTCTATATACTTTTTATTATAAGCACATGGAACAATAGATATTCCTTTCTCGCCGTCGTAGGCTTCGCCAGTAACGGTGTTAAACAGGTCTCCTGCTTTGGCACCTTCTACATAACCGCCGTGTTGTCGTTGTAATTGTGGTGACATAGGTTGTAAAACTCTAATAAAAGGAATTGCGAAATCCTCTGTAGTAGTATCTTCTAACCCAGTACCGCCTGATAGTAGAGTATCGTCAAAAGTGCTTATAGCGTTTGACGGTGCCTCAACTATTTTATTTTCTTCTGCCATAATATTAATCCTTCTTAATAGTAGCTTTAGTACCTATGTAGATACCAAAGGGCTCGGTTGGTATATCGTTCCCACTAGTAAACTGCTCTTTTACAAAAGCTTTTAGTGTACTAGGGTGAACACTCTGACGTACTTGTGGTGATAAACCTCTAGCTTGTAATGCCGAAACGGTTTCATCAACGACTAAACTTTCCTCACGTCCGAACTTTAAAAGAACCTCGTTCTTTATAAGTCCTTCATGACCGTTAGCCGTTAACCACTCGTACGCTTTTTCTTGGTTTGCTTTCGATATATGAGCGTTATAAAATTCTGTAATAGAGATATTTTCTCCTGTACTTAATTTTATTTGAGTAAGTCCTGCTGCTTGCATAGCGTCAGGTAACTCTTGCTCCGAAGTCAAACGAAGTTCTTCTTTTTTAGCTTTCAAATTAGCCTCTATCTCAGCTACTTCTGTAGCTAATTGAAGTTGTTTGTTCGCTAAAGCAGAAACTATAGAAAGTTCTCCATCAGAAACATCAGAGTCCCATTTTTGGGCGTCTGTAGTTCCGACGAGTTCTTCAAAAGTTGGTTTCTGATTCATCTATTTCTCCTTTCTGGTGTAAATTGATATCAACGGGGTAGTATAAACCTTCCTGCCTATCCCACTTTAATATACTATATTTACCTCTATTATAAAATGCAGCGATAGAACACGCTACGCCTATGGCGGCAGGGTCGCCAATCAAAAGTAAGTAATCCCCTTCTTTGTAGTCCTGTAGGAGTTTCTTCATTCTACGAACAGAAGGAGACGCACTTAACATTATTTGTGTATTAGAAGGTAACAAAACTTCAAAATCACCATACTGTCTAGCAGAGGCAATATTTCTTCCTTGTACTTCTTGAACAACATATACTGTCATTTGTTTTCTCCTTTCTTATTTCTAGAAACTAAATAATACTTACGATTAATTACAAAGTAAAGTTATTAGTTATATGTTTTTTAAAAAATAAAATTTTTTACAGAAAAAATTTTTAAGATTTACTAATATTACTAATAAACTAATACTGACCTTAAGATATTCTAGAGTTTTAGAGACTTTACCAATATTAGATTTTAAATAGTCAGTATTAAAAACAGTATAGTTCTATTAGAGGGCACGAGAAAAAATTTCGTCTTGAGCTATAAATCTACTAAGTTGTAATATATAATCTTACTTAGAAATTAGAAAGATAAACATGAGTGATATTAAATATAAGTTTAAAACTAAACCATACGCACACCAATTAGAAGCGTTAAAAAAGTCTTGGAATAAAAAAGAATACGCCTATTTTATGGAAATGGGAACAGGTAAATCTAAAGTTCTTATTGATAATATAGCTATACTTTATGACAAAGGTGGAATAAACTCTGCGATTATAGTTGCTCCTAAAGGAGTGTATAGAAACTGGTCAGAAAAAGAAATACCTACTCATATGCCAGACCATGTAGAAACACAAATAGCTGTGTGGAATCCAGCACCTACTAAAAAACAAAAAGAAGAATTAATTAAATTATTCACCCCTAGTGATGATTTAAAAATATTAGTAATTAATGTTGAAGCTTTTAGCACTAAAAAAGGAGTAGCTTTTGTTGAAAGATTTATATTAGGACATTTACCGTTAATAGCTGTAGATGAATCAACTACTATTAAAAATCCAAAAGCACAAAGAACTAAGAATTTATTAAAGTTAGCTATTAATACTAAATATAGAAGAATACTTACAGGCTTTCCTGTTACTCAATCACCGTTAGATTTATATAGTCAAAGTAGTTTTTTATCACCACATTTGTTAGGTTATGCGTCATATTATTCTTTTCAAAACAGATATGCACAATTAATTAATCGTAAAATGGGGGCTAGGTCTTTTAGACAAGTTGTCGGTTATCAAAATTTAGATGAATTAAGTAAAAATGTAAATGAGTTCTCTTACAGAGTGCTAAAGAAAGAATGTTTAGACTTACCAGATAAAATATATCAACGTAGAGAAGTAGAACTAACACCAGAACAAAAGAAAGTTTATAAAGAATTAAAAGACTATGCTATAGCTGAATTAGATTCACACGAAATAGTTAGTGTAACTTCAATACTAACACAAATATTAAGATTACACCAAGTTGTTTGTGGTTTTGTAAAACACGATAACGGTGAAGAAGTAGAAGTTAAAAGTAATCGTTTGAATGAATTAATAGATATTCTACAAGAAGTACAAGGTAAAACTATTATATGGGCTAATTATCAATACGATATAAAAAGAATATTAAAAACATTACAAGAAATAACAGGAACTGAAAGCGTAGCTACTTATTATGGTGAAACCCCTGATGAAGAACGTCAAGAAATTATACGTAGATTTCAAAACCCTAATTCAGAACTACAGTATTTAGTTAGTAACACACAAACAGGAGGTTATGGTATTACACTTACTGAAGCAAGTAATGTAATTTACTATAGTAATAATTACGACCTTGAAAAACGTTTACAATCTGAAGACCGTGCTCACCGTATAGGTCAAACAAATAAAGTAACTTATATTGATTTAGTTGCTAAAGGCACTGTAGATGAAAAAATCGTAAAAGCTCTTAGAAATAAACTTGACCTAGCACAAGAAGTATTAGGTGATGAAAAATGGAAAGATTGGATTAACTAACCATTCTAGCTTGTTTTATCGCTTCTCTATATTTTTGTGCATCAGTCATTAAAGAACCACCACCCGCTCTCATAGGAACCATTGGACTACGTTTTGGTAATGAATCTAAAGGGTCAGGGTTAGTTGCACTACCTATTTCACCACTTTTGATACCCATTTCGTAAAGCATTTTTGCATCTTTCTCACTTAATGGTTTACCACCTCTTGTTATAATATCTAGATATGCTGAAAGAGGAAATTCTTCATCTACTGCATCTAGAGCAGCCAAATTGTCTCTAAATAAATTTCCTAATTCTTCCCTTCTACTTATCTGTTTATCGTTTTGATTTTCATAAAATTCTGCAGGTATATTTTCACCTGTTAGTCGTTGATATAATTTAGGTACGACCGCAGGATTAGTTGCACTACCTAACGCACCACTTTCAATACCCATTTTAGAAAGCATAATAGCTATATCTTCGTCAGACATAGCTCTACCTGATTGACCTGATTGTGATTTATTAATATCATCCATAATCATCTGTCGCATTATATCAGCATCAGAAAGTGTTTTACCGTTAGCAGCATATAAAGGTCCACCCATGTTTTTAAAACCCATTTTATTCCTAACTTTTTCAGGTAAAGCCCTAAGTCCTGCTCCTTTTTTACCTGCAGGAATCGCTTGTAATATACCACCATTACTCATCATTTGTGGTTCTTGATTGCTACTAGATATTAACATAGCTTTAGCTGTATCTAAAACATCTACAGCTGCACCTATATCGCCTTGTGTTCTACCTACTACTGCTTCAGCTAACATCATTGCGTCTTGTTCTACACTCATAGGAGCTTGTCCACCACCCATTTCAGGTTCCATAGGAGGTTCTTCAGGTGGCATAGGGGCACCCATAGGCATAGGGGGAGGTCCCATTGGTGCTGGTGCTCCACCACCCATTTCTGGAGGAGGTCCCATAGGGGCTCCTTGTGGTGGTTGCATCATACTTGCAATACCTGTTAATTTTTCATTAGGGTCCATAGTTATCTCCTTGGTCTAAATGCTCGTTGGAACATCTGTGTTGTCATTGTATCACCTTGTTCGCTTTGCGGCAACCTCATGATACCTTTATTTAATTTACTATTACTTAAATATTTACCTTGATTAGCGACAGTAATAGGGTTATCGCTTATATTTAATTCGTCTGGTCTATCTGGTGGTCTATCTGGTATTCTAGGCATTTTAACTAACTTTACTGGAGGAGGAAACATTCCAGGAGCTCTGCCAAAACTTCTAGGATTTATTGCTTTAGTTAAAGGTGTTGCACCACTATCCGTTGCATATGGTGTATACGGATTATTTATTACATCACCCGTGTAATAGTTTATAGGTCCACTTGGTGGTGGAGGAGGAGGAGGTGGAGGTGGAGGTGGGTCCTCTGGTGGGTCATTCGGCGGAACATAGGGTGGGTCTTCGTCTATTCTGTCATCATAAGGTGGTTCATATGGTTGTCTTCCAGGAGGTCTATATCCAGGAGGAGGTATATCTATTGGTGGTGTAAAAGGTGGTGCGTCTATTGGTATATCTAGTGGTGGTTCAAATATATCTATAAAAGGATTATCATCAAATTTTTGTCCTGTTATTGTAGGAGGAAGGTCTGCTATAAAAGGAGGTCTATTTTCCATAGGCGGTGGCATATTTATCATGTCATCACGAAAATCCGTTCCGCCCATAGGGGGATTGTATGTATTACTTGGATAATTAGACGGAACGGAATCGTTAAAAAGTCCTGCTATACCTTGTTCTTTTTCTTTAGCTAACGTGTCTTTAAAATCTGCAACATCTGCTTCGTACTGGTCAGTAGCCATGTTCCTAGAATTATTAGCGTCTTTTCTTAAATTTATTGCTTCTAATATAGGGTCTTCTCTATATTGAAAAGAAGGAGGTTTGCTTCCTGCTAAACCTCTAATACCCATTCCTCTATCTAAATCAAATCTATCCATTATTGTCTTGCACTTCTTCTTATATCCATTATTCTTTCTAAAGTTCCAGGAGGCACAGGTAATCCAGCTTCTATTAAATCTATTCTTTTTTCTTCTTTTCTACCAAAATCTAATACATATAAATCTTTTTCATCATACATATCCATATCATTAGCTAAATCTTGAGAAGCAACACTTCCCCATGAAACTAAAAAACGAATAGAAGCGTCTCTGTTTATTTTACCTTGTGCCATATCCATATATTTTTTGAACGCTTTCGGGTCTAACATCATTTCTGCCATTACTGTTCTTTGATTTTCTCCCATTCTTCTTGTAAGAGCAGTCATTCTTCTACCAAATTGTGTTAAAGGTGGAATCCAAGTTTTCATTGTATATTGGAAAACAGTTTCAGATTTAGCTAAAGCAGCAGCAACTTGGTCTTCATTAGTTATTCCTTTTTGATTTTTAGAAACCATATCTGCAAATCTTCTAAACTGTTTTGTATATTCATCACCAGCATCAAACAAAAGAGGTTTTATAAAACCTTCAAAAGTTAAATCGTCTGTTGTTGAACCTGGAGGTCCAAAACCTTCTGTCACAAGTTTTATAACTTTATCTGCATTAACTGCTCTAACTTCTGTACCCATTCCAGAAGGAACATCTGTAACAGTATTTTTAATCCATTGTAAAGTAGCATTTTTTATATCCGTTTGTAAAAATTGATTATCACCAACAAGATTTATAAGTTGTTTAACGTCAGCAGCTGCTTGTCCTGATATTTTTTGAGAAGGGGTAGTTTCTAATATACTTTCTACAAAATTATATAGACCTGCAGATGAATCATTTGGAGCATATTTAACTCGTAAAGCGTTTACAACATTATCATATTCTTGTAGTTGAATTACGGCTTCTTCAAAATCTTTAAATGTATTTCCAAATAATCTTTTATAATCGTCTCCATAAAGAGTTTTTAAAGTACCTTTATAATCCCTAATAAATTGATTATATTTATTGCTTTTTGCTATACTTGTTAATTCAGCGTCTTCAAAAATATTACGATTTATCCACGAAAACACACCTTCTTGTAAATCTTTTATTTCATTAGTATTTTTATTTGATTTTAAAACTGTTAAAAAATCATTTAAAGGAGTATTTATATCAGCTTTTTTAGTATTAGTTGCTAATAATGTATCTATTACTCTTTCTGGATAAGTTTGTTTTACGTTTCTAAATAATTGAGCATTAGCTAATCTTCTAGTTTCTTGTGAAACTTTCCAAGCATTTTCTAAATCAACCCCATAATTATTTTCTAATCTCCAATTTTCTACAGCAGCGTTTTGAGCTTTTGTTAATTTTTTATTAGGAACTGATTCGCCTATTGAAGCAAAATATCTTTTTTTAGCTTCTTCAAGAATAGGCTCCATCATTTGTCTTTCTATACCTCGTTCTAAATTTCTAGCTCTATTAGATAAAATAGGATTACTATCGGCTGTTTCAGAAGCTAATTTATTAAGCCCCATACGATACTGGTCTAATTCTTCAAAAGTAAATTTTATTTGTTCTTTACCAGCAAAAACTCCGTCTGGTGTTTTACCTTGAAAACGAAATCTCAAATCTCTAGGTATTGAATTAAAAAATTCATCAGCAGCTCCTACTTTGTTTTTATAACCAAAAACGACATTAGAATCAGCCCTTATATTTTTCCATTCACTTGTTGGTTTACGTAAATAACCTGCACCAGTTGTTAAATTAGCATATCTTTTTTTAATTAGGGTATAGTCCTCGTCTGCTTTATTTTTAAATTTTTTTATAATTTCATCTAAATTCTTTTGTGTTCTTATAAATATTGGACTTCCTGAAGCTTCTGGATTTAAAACATCATCTAATAAAAGAGTTCCTTCTCCTCCTTCAATTTTTGAAACTCTGTCAGCATATTCTCTTCGCATTTGTCCAACTATTTCTTCCATTTTTGCTTCTATATCTTTTATTCTAACTTTTGCTGTTGATTTAAGTCCTTCACCTACAGTAGCTCCTGTGGCTGTACTACCTGCGTCACTAAAATAATCAGTCATATAACGTATAAATTGTTCAGCAACTTCTTCATTACCTGCCTGTATTTTAAGAAATTGTTTTTGTATTTTAGGGTCATCTGCGCTTCTTACAAAAATTTCAAATAAAGTATTAGCCGTGATATCAGGGTCATCTAAAGCACTTACGAGTGTCGGGTTATACATGGTTAATTCATCAGAAGTGTACTCAGCCAACCTTTTCAAACTTTCTTTTATTTCTTTATTAGTTGCTTGACTAGGTCCGTATGCAAGATTTCTAGGACCTGTAAATTCTCCTGCTTCTTGTCTTCTTAATGTTTCATATAAATCATCCATTGTTTGATAAAAACTATGTGGAACTTCTTCACCAGTAAATCTTTTCCATACACTAGGAACAAACTTTATTGCACTAGTTACTGCAGCCGTTCCTCCAAATGCTAAAGCTCCTACAAGAGCAGTTTCTTTCAGAATATCATCGAAAGTACGGTCATGATAACCCTTACCTTTGCCTGCTGTTAATCTCATAAAATCACCACCAGCAGCACCAGTTGCCGATAAAAAAGACATACCACCTATTTGTAACATTCTTTTTGTAACCATAGGGTCAATATAATTCATATCTCTAGACCATTTATTAGCTGCATTTCTTAATCTTGATGTCGCAAATTTTGTCCCTTTAACAGCTTTGTCTAAACCCTTAGTACCCACAATAGTAAGAGCTATATCTCCTACTATTGCAGGAGCTTCTTTTGCAGCAAACTGTTTAACGTCTTCCCAATCAACAAAAGGACTATTAATTATTTTATATTCATCTTCTCCGTCTTTTTTAAATTTAATACCTAATCCAGGATTTCCAGGATTTATGTATTGAAAATCTCCTGATATATCTAAACCTAAATCTTTAAATCTTTTCTTTGCATAAAAATCTAAATCTTCTTTAGTCATATTACGTGGCAAGAAAAATAAACCTCTGTTAAAAGCTTCAACTCCTTCAAAATCTATAACGTTTTCAGGGTCTACTCCCCATAAAGCTATTTCTTTTGCTCTTGCAAACCTTCCCATTCTAGGCTCTTCTCTAAGATTTTTATTATATTTATTAATTTCCATATACATTTGAAGCATTCCAGGAACTGGTCCTTCTCTGTTCTTAAGAGCTTCTGCTGTTAAATCTGAGGGAATTTCTAGTCCAGGTCTATAAATACCTTGTGCTTCTTCTGCTCTAATTGTTTGACCTAATTCGGAAGTATATGCTTCCCAAGCTCTACCTAAGTTAGGACGTCTTTCCATCATATTTTCATAAACATTGTAATCTACTACAGGAACTGTATTATATGGGGCGATTCTTTGAGAATAAATTTTTTTAACAAAACTTTCATTTTTTGTACTAAACTCTGTTTCTTCAGGATATACAGAAAAAACATAAGGTTTTATTTCTTCAGAATTATTAGCGATAGCTCTTAATTCATCATCACTTATTACTTGACCATAAGTTATATTTTCATTTTTAGGTAATGTACGATTTCTAAGCTGTTCTACTTTTTCATCACGTTTAGTAGTATAAGTATTCCAAACTTCTAATGGAATATTTTCTGGTTTATTAAGGTTATCGGTAGCCATTTTAATCTAAATATGTTCTTTCTTGTGCGTCTATATCGGGTTGGTCAGGAGGTGATATCATTTCAATTCCTGATTCACTTACAGAAGTACCTTCTACAAAAGTATCTCGTGGATAAACCGAAGGTAAAGGACTTTGATGACGATACCATTCTTCTAAAATAGGCACTCCTCTTATACTTACAATATCTTTATAACGGTCTTTAAATTTTACTAATTGATAATTATCATAATCATCCCACATTTCTTGACCTGCTTCATTAACACGAGGATTATAAAAAGGGTATATTATAGAAGCTGCAGATTTATTTTCTTCTGGACTATATTGCCTCATGTCTCTTGCAGAAAGTCTTGTTTGAACATTTATATCTTGACCATTTATTAAACTATCTATAAATCGTAATAAATTAGTTTTTTGTACTTTTGCATCATTACTATCTCCACCACCTACAATATCTAAGAAGAAAGCTAAATCTTTATCAGATAATGTTCTTCCTGTTTGACCTGAAGTAGCTGCTGCCATATACGCTAATTGTAAATAAGAAGCTGTAGTTATAGCTTTATTAGCAGAAGTAGTTTGAAATAAATCTCTAATATTTTTTCCTGTTACTTCGTTATAAGCAGGAGCTAATTTATCTAACATAGCTTGAACACGTTCTTCTTGTTCTTTTTGAGTCTCTCCGAACGCTGTAATATCGCCTCCTTCTTCGATAAAATCAGACATATCTTCCCAAATCAATTTTGCGTTAGTTCCTTTACCTGCATATTTTGTTCCACCAGTATCAGATTTACTCCAAAAATTATTTAAATTACCCCCTCCTAAAAGAGTTCCTATAGCTTCGAATTCTACAGCTGCGTTATTTCCAAGATTAACTAAACTAGCTATAAAAGCGTCAGGGTCTATTGTTTCTCCATTAATAGCAGGGTCTAAATTATTTATAATAAGGTCGTTAGCTACTCTTAATACTTGCATTGTTGATTGGTCTGTAGTTTTTATCTCATCAGTTATTTCTTTTAAACTAACTAATTGTTTATCTATAAAATCATTAATATTAGTGCCTGATTGTCCTGGAATAAATTCTATGTAATTAGCAGGTAATGGAACTAATCCATCAGGAGTATACATATAACGTCTACCGTCTGTTGGATTTAAAATACCGTCTACTAATACTTGTTCTCCTACTTTAGCAGCTTCTAAATCAAAATAAGTTTTTAATTGATAAGGGTCATCGTTAGTGGCTTTTTGAACATAATCACCTCTAGCAGTCATTTTAGTAAGTCTATCTTTTTCTTCTCCACTTCTTAAATTAAGATAACTTTTAGCATAAGCAGGAGCTCCTCTACCCATTTGGCTAGCAACACCTATATTTATTATTTCATCTAAACCAAAACGATTCTTTTCTTCAGGTCTGCCATACAAGTTATAAGCGTCTATTTCTGCTTGTACTTTTTGATTTTGTTTTATATCTTGTAAATTTTCAGGATTTAATACTGCTCGGTCATATAAAGATTGAAGATATTCTTCATCACTTCCTTTAGATTGACCAAGACCTAAAGCATCTGTAATTCCTCCAATTACGAAAGGAAGTAAAGGAGCTAATTTTTCTTTATCTGTTGGTTCTGGAGCACGTCTAACAGGTGCACGAGTTGTTGGAAACTTCATTTGAGTCGGAGCTAATTTAACAGGCGTTATACCTGCGATACCGTCTTTACCGCCGAATGTTGGAAATGGAGTAAACTTAGTAGCCATTATGCCATCATCGTAGGAAATTGATTTTGGAAACTAAAATTATTATAACCTCCGCCAAAAGATGGATTCATATAACCACTACCTATACCTGTATTATAGTTTGTATTAGGATTAGTACCTGCTATTGAACTAGCTACATTAGTTCCCATCAGACCTGTTCCCATAACACCTTGTGGAGTATATACTGAAGCTGAGCCTGGAGCCATACTACCTCCTGCATACCCATAACCACCTGCCATAGGTCCAAGAGAAGCTGTAAGTGCTCCAACGTTTTGTAATGTTTGCATAGGTAAGTTGTATTGACCAACAAAGTTTTGGTAATTTAAATCCATTAACGATTGTTGTCTACCTCTACCTAAACCACCCATATTCATCATTGATTGAATATCTTGTTGTTGTAGTTGTGGTAATAATTGTGCCATTTGACCGTATTGACCACCAAAACCACTTAATCCTTGACCACCTTGTAACCCCATACCGAAAATATTTTGTCCTAATTGAGATTGTAATCCTGCAAGACCTGCTTGTCTTTGTTGTTGTGATTCAAATGCTTGTTGTGCTCTATTTGCAGCGTCTCGATATCCACCACTACGTATTTGACCTATTTGTTCCGCTGCACCTCTAGCAACATCACTAGCTAATTCACCACGTGTTAACCTTGACCTTGTACCTCCGAAAGCTCCACCTTTTACAGCTTTATCTCGCATACCAATATCACTTTTAGCTAAACCTTCTGTAACATCTTTCATTACTTGGTCTACTACTTGGTCTTCGAATGGGTTATAAAAACTACCTATACCTCTAGGGTCAAATCCTCTAGTTGATGCATAACCTGAGGCTTCTGACCTACCTAATAAATCACGACCTAAATCTTGTCCTACTCTAAGACTAGAACTAGCTTCGTCTAATAATCCTGCTTGTCTACCTAAATAAGGTCTATAACTACCGATAGCAGAATCAGCAAGTTGCATACCGTATTGTTCTCTAGGGTCAAAATCAGCTACCCTTTGTCCTGTATAAGTATAAGGACTTGAATCAGCTTGCCCGTAATTTCTAAATTGTTGCCTTAAAAATTGTTGTGCAAAAGGAAATATATCCTGTTGTAAAAACTGCCCTATATACGGGGCGGGGGCTTGACTGGAATATTCTTGGTCTTCTCTACTAGCCATATCTTCTGTTTCCCATATCGTTAAATTTTTCTAACCTAGCAATACCCATAGCATGACTGCCGTCTCCTGCTGCGTCTACTGCCGCTTTAGATAACATAAACTCTCCGTTACTTGCCATAACAGGAATTAAATCATCTCTTGGACCTCCTGGACCATGCATAGCACCGCCGTGAGGCATGAACATAGGTCTATTTAATACTTTACCGTTTTTAGCAAAAGTAACCGTTGAACCACCTAACGGTGTTATATTTTCTAATTGATTTCTTCTCCGTGCTGCATTACCTGCAGGTAGTGTTTTTGTACTAACAAGACTACCTTTTGGTTCTGGCATATCTCTAGTCGCCGCCATTATAATATCTATAATACCGCCCGTAAGAGCATTAAAAGTTGCAGGATTAGCTTCAGCAAATTGTTCTATACCTAACAAAGTATTTTGAAATCCAGTAGGAACTTCTTGTAATTCAGGAGTATCTGACATAACTCCAGGAGTATCTGTTTCAAAAGACATACTAAAATCTTGTACTAAATTTGAAGGGTCTTGTTCTAATTGAGCAACCATTGTATCAGCTAAATCAGGTTCCTCTATATTAGAAAAATCTATAATTTCTGAAGAAGGACGTTCATTCATAAAATCTATATCTGGAAAAAGTTCTTTTATTTGTTCTAAACTAATTATCCCACCACCTTGATTTTTTTGTAATACTTTGCCGTATGCAGCGTTTATTACGCCACCTTCTTCGTTCATACCTAATTGTTGTAATAACATCGCTAATTGTTCTTCATCAGTCATTTCAGGTTCTGTCATGTCTTTGTATTCGAAATCGCCAAAATCTTGAACTTCACTGCCTGCTACGGGAGTAAATCCTCCACCCTCTCCAGGCTGTATAGAAGGTGCTGTACCACTACCAATAGGTCCTTTAGGGTCTTTTTGTCTATTAGAAGCAACTTTACCCGCTATAAGACTAGCTCCTAATGTAGCAAGAAATTGACCCCACGCCATTAGAATCTACTCCTAGTTTTTATTTTCTTTCCTTTAGACGTGTATATAACAAAACCAGAACGGCTCTGTGCTTTTTTCTTATATGTAGTTTTATCTACGCCAACCATGTTTCTCCTGCGTTATCTTAACGTTTTTGCGAGTTAAAGCTCACCCCGTAAACTGCAGCACTATGGCTGATATACTGATTATATATCAAAAAGTATATATTTTTAAAGCTTTTTCTTTACCTTTTACTTTTATAGGTTTTAATGGTTTTAATGAAATACCACAATATTTCTCAGTTTCTTCACCAATAAGTATGTCAACTTTAGCTTCTTTAGTAGCTGATTCTAATCTAGCAGCCGTATTTACAGCGTCTCCTATAGCTGAATAATCAAATCGTGTATCGCTACCCATATTGCCAATAACAGCTTCTCCTGTATTTACGCCTACACCTATAGCAACACCTATATCAGCTTTTATTATATTTTCTTGTATTTCTTTCGCACATTCTACAGCTATTTGTTCATGATGTAGTAAGTCTAACGGTGCATTAAATATAGCCATCATTGCATCGCCTATATATTTATCCACCATACCTCCGTATTTTTTAACTGCATCCGATTGTATAGTTAATGCTTTATTCATTATTTCAGTAACTTGTTCTGGTTCTAATGTTTCAGATAAAGCTGTAAAACCTCTAACGTCTGTGAATAAAAAAGTACATCTTCTTTTTTCTCCGCCTAGTTTTAATAAATCAGGGTCTTTTTGTAAACGTTTTACTTGTCGTGGGTCTAAATAATGCTCAAACTGTTTCTTTATTTGTTCTCTTAATTTCCATTGTTCTCTAAATCTAAGGTAAAAAGCTACGCTACCAGAGATAAACTGGCTTATTAAAGCCCATGTTACGTCTATTAAAAGACCTGCACCTATCGTATAAGCCCCGTATAAGCCCGTTAATCCCATAGTTAATAAACCTAAGACTACGCCCCAAGTTATTCCTAAATAGCTTATAAACGCCCATACGAGCCCTACAGATACTATAAATATTAAAAGTTCTAAAGCTAACGCATAATCAGGAACATAAGGACTATTTTGTATAAGTATCGATTCTGCTAACGCTGCTTGTATTTTATGCGGTTCAAGAAGTCCAACAGGCGTAGCTATTTGTGGCATTACACCATTAGCAGTAACACCTATAAAAACAAACTTACCATTAACATTCATTTCTTGTAAATCTGTTTCTTCTGTTTTTACCCACGATACCCATTTACGACCAAGACTATCGGTTTTAACTGGTGGTATTCCTCTAACAGCTATTTCTTGTACCCCGTTATCGTTAGTTGTAATTATATAAGTACGAGCTCCTGTTAAATTTTTTAATACATGAACTCCGAAAGAAGGAGACCAACCGTCAGGGGTTTTTAATAATAGAGGTATTCTTCTAACAAGTTGGTCTACTTCTGTGGGGGCTATAGCAACTCCTTGTGCTATATCATCATATAAATAAAAGTTTTCTTTAACACCTGTAGACATTAATCCACCGACATCAGGACCTTTAATTACTGTTCCTGTTGTTTTAGGATAATTTAAACTGCCGTCTTCAAACGTTGCTAAAACACTAGGAGCATAGCCAAGAGACCTTGCAAAATCTTCATCCCCCATAAGTCTGTCTGGTTGTGGAAAACTTATCACCCAACCAACACCTAATGCACCTTTGCCTAATATTTCTAATTGTATATCAGCTAATCTTTTTCTAGGTAAAGGATAACCGCCTTCTCGTTCTACATCTTCTTCTGTTATATTTAGAATCATGAAATTACCACTAGGCTCTTGTTCTTTTACTAAAGCATCAAAAGTTTTTAATTTAATTATTTCAGTAGGTGTGCTTTGAAACAATAAAGGTAATGCTAATAAAGGTAATAATATAAATATAAGTTTCTTCATCCGCTACTTTGGTTAATCGTTATA